TTAGTCCTAGTGACAGCAGCGATCACCTGGGGAACCGTCAAGGCTGAGTCGCAGCAAACCGCCAGAAGCGTCGCTGAAAACAGAATAGACATAAGAGCGGTGGCAGATAAAGCCGCAAATCTGGATAAAAAAGTAGCCCTAAATGAACAGTCTCTTGAACAAATCAGAGCCAGCGTCCAAGAAATCAGGGTCGACACCCAAACAATATTAACAGTGCTCACCTCACAAATCGTGGAAAAATAATGGGTATATTAAGTAGCCTACTTGGCAGCGGAGACGTCGTTAGCAAAGGACTTGCGTTGATTGATTCAATGCATACGTCTGAAACTGAGGTCATCGAAGCGCAGACAAAAGCAAAGACTGACCTCTTGAGTAGCTATGCCCCATTTAAAGTGGCGCAGCGTTATTTGGCCCTCATATTCGGGTTTACTTTTGTGTCTTCCTATTTGATGGTTTTAGGTTTATTTTTCTTAGAGCGAGACATTACTGAAGTGCAAGAAATCATAGCGGCCTTCAAAATAGATTGGATAATGCTGACGATTGTTGGCTTCTACTTTGGTGGTGGTGCCTTTGAAGGTGTCATGAACAAGAAGAATAAAAAGTGACAGAATCGGTTCTGACAGACAGAAGTATTTGTGATGGCGCGTGGGAATACGCTGAGAAGTGTGTCTCTGGAAACATCACTGTTTGTCACAATGTGATTATGGCCTGTCAGCAAGCCCTCGACATGAAAAAGCGTGATGATATCTATTTTGACGAAAGCGCAGCCGCTAGACCGATTAAGTTTGCTAGTTTCATTAAGCATCTAAAAGGCCCACTGGCTGGTAAACCTATATTGTTTGAGCCGTGGCAGATGTTTTTAATCGCCCAGGTATATGGGTGGAAACGTGAAGACGGTCAGCGATTACGGCGCTCGGTTTATATCGAGGTTCCGCGTAAATCTGGTAAGAGTACATTGTGCAGTGTTCTTTCCCTCTACCACTTGATGGCAGACGGAGAGAGTTCCGCAGAAGTGTATTCTGCCGCCACAAGCCGAGACCAAGCTAGAATTGTCTTTGGTGACGCCCAAGCAATGGCCCGAGCGTCTACACACTTATCGACACACCTAAATGTTCAAAGAAACTGCATAGCTTTTGTGAAAGCTAATAGTAAATTTGAGCCTTTGTCAGCCGATGCTGGGTCTTTAGAGGGTCGCTCACCGTCGTTTGCGGTAGTAGATGAATTACACGTTCACAAGACGCCAGAAGTCTATAACGTATTAAATGTTGCTTCTGGCGCACGTTCTCAGCCATTGCTTTTTAACATCACAACTAGCGGCGTGAATCGTGAGGCTATTTGCTACCAAGTCAGAGACTACGCTCTAAAAATTCTACAAAAGCACGTTGATGACGACACCTTCTTCTCGCTTGTTTACGGTATTGATGAAGGTGACGATTGGCGTGACCCAGAAGTACACAAAAAAGCTAATCCTAATTTTGGAGTCAGCGTACAGCCCGATGACTTAGAGCGTCTGTGCAAACAAGCTCAAGAATCACCTTCTGGTGAGACAAACTTTAAGACTAAACGACTCAATGTTTGGTGCTCCACTGACAGCGCCTGGATAAGCTCACACGCATGGGATAATTGCACACAAGAGCGCCCTCCCCTTAGTTATTGGAAAGGAAAGCCCTGCTATATCGGTCTTGACCTCGCGTCAGTGAATGACTTCGCTTGTGTAGCGTTATTGTTCCAAGAAAAAGGCTTTCTATACCCTTACGTTCAAAGCTATCTACCATTAGACACGATTACGCAAAAGAGTGGCGCAATGGGTGGGAGATATAAAGAGTGGATGGATTCTGGTCAAATAATAGCCACAGACGGCAGCGTAACAGACCTCAAATACATCAAAGAACAAGTCTTACAGGCTTGCGAAGACTACCAGGTTAAGCAAATAGCTTTTGACCCGTATGGCGCTCATGAGCTAGTCGCTGAATTACTTGGCCAAGGTTTACCAATGGTTAAGTTTGCTCAAAACATTATGAATATGTCTGACCCCAGTAAAGAATTTGAGAAAGCCATCTTGAGCAAAAGATTAGCTCACGGAGCTGATTCAGTGTTGGCGTGGATGGTAAGTAACTGTTCAGTCTGGTCAGATGTAAACGACAACATTAAAGTTAAAAAAGACGGCAATCAGTCAAACAAGATTGATGGCGTCATCGCAATTATCATGGCCCTGGGCAGAATGAAAGTAGACTCAGGGCTGCAACCTTCACCGTATGAAACTCGCGGAATCCGCACCCTATAGGAGCAGCTTATGGTCTGGCCCTTTACACAAAAGCCACCGGCAGCCAAGTCTGCTTCGTACTCGTTAGATAGCCCTGCGTTAATGAATTTAATGATGCGAGGAGAGGCGACAAGCTTAAACGCTGTCGGCCCCGATACCGCAATGCGTCTATCAACAGTTTACGCTTGCATCAAGGTTTTGTCGGAAACAGTCAGCACACTGCCCTGTCACCTGTTTAAGTTATCTGATGACAGAGCAACGAAGTCTCACGCCTGGGGTGACGCTTTGCACTCCCTGGTTAACCGATCACCAAACGACTGGCAAACATCTCAAGAGTTTTGGCAACAGCAGATGGTTAACCTTTGTCTTCGTGGTAATAGTTATAACTATATTGTTCGCGCTGGAAGCAGTGGTCGAGTTGTAGCGATTCATCCCTTACCCGTCGATGCTGTGAGCGTAAATGTTTACGCGCAGAATCGTATTGAGTACTCGGTAACGGTGGGTGAAAAGGGCGAACAGCGTTCAGAAGTTTTCCAACCAGACGAGATATTGCACTTTAAAACAATGTCGATGGACGGTATCCGGGGAGTCAGCCCAATCAGCTACCAAGGACATTTATTAGGTGGCTCTATTGAAGCCCGGAATCACGCTAACAATGTCTTCGCTAATGGCAGCACACCTCGTGGTGTTTTGATGGTTGATGGTACTTTATCTGATGAGGCTTACGCCAATCTAAAAGAATCATGGTCAAGCTCTCACGCGGGCACCCAAAATGCTAACAAGGTTGCACTGCTTGAGGCTGGCGTTAAGTTTGAGCCTATCTCAATGAGTCCAGGCGACGTTCAGTTGATTGAGACGCGCAAAATGTCGCGTGAAGAGATTTGCGGGATGTTCAGAGTGCCACCGCACATGGTCGCAGACCTTTCCAGAGCTACGTTTAGTAATATCACTGAGCAGAGCATGGATTTCTATCGTTCTGCGATAAGTCCTTACCTCAAGACGTTTGAGTCTCGTATGAACTTCTCGTTCCTGGGTGATAGCACTCGTGAGTTTAAGTTTGATGTTTCAGAACTGATTCGTGGTGACTTCTCTGGTGAGGTAGACGCTTACAAAAAGCTTCTTGAAATAGGCGTTATGTCGCCTAACGAAGTTCGCGGTCGCCTCGATATGAACCCTCGAGATGGCGGTGACGACTTCGTATCAGACAGTAATAACTTAACTTTCGGTGACGAGGCAGAGGGTACCCCCGATGAGCCTGAACAACCCGAACAAACAACAGAAGAAACAGAAGAAATAAGTGAGGAACTTAATGAATAAAGTATTCCATTTGGAAGGTTTAAAGATATACGACACTGAAGATGATGTCCGCAAATTTAGCGGCTATGCCTCTACCTTTGGCAACGTCGACCGAGTCGGTGACATCGTTGACACTGGTGCTTTTCAAAAGAGTCTGGGCTTACACAAAACAGACGGCACTATGCCCGCTATGCTTCTTCATCATGATTTGAAGCGTCCTATCGGACGATGGACCTCGATGGTTGAGGATTCTAAAGGCTTATCTGTTGAAGGTATTCTGACACAAGGCGTCCAAGACGCTGATGAGGCTTATGCGCTTCTCAAGTCAGGCGCTATTGCTTCTATGTCTATCGGCTACCGGGTTAAAGATGAAAACTACGACCCCAAAACCAAGTCAAACCATTTAAAAGAGATTGAGCTACATGAAGTTAGTCTCGTAACGATTCCCGCCAACCAATCTGCAATAGTTTCGGCTGTTAAAGATGCGGACGGCGAGTTAAACATCAGAGAACTTGAAATAGTCTTGCGTGATGCTGGGTTATCTCGAAGAGAAGCGAAAACCGTCTTAGCTGCCGGTGCCAAAGCTCTAATGACTGATGAACCCACCGAGTTAGTTGAAGAAGTGAAAAGTGAGCGTGATGCTGAACTAGAAGCTCGACAACTGCGACTCAGAGCGTTGATGGAAAAACTCCACAACATTAAACCTGAAAATAAATAGGAAATTCTCATGTCAGAGAAAAAACTAGATGACGTTCAAGCTGAAGTCAAAGATGTTGATCTTGATTTGGTCGAGAAAGCTGTAGAACAGCTTGCCAGCCAGAACAAAGACGTCGTAGCTGAAAACGAGTCACTGAAGTCAGAGGCTGATATCGCTTCTAAAGAAATAGCAGAAATAAAAGCAAATCTCGAAGAGATCATGGCTAAGAATGCTGCGCCCGCAATTATCACTTCCAACCGCGAGAATAACGAAATGGAAAGCAAAGCATTATTTAAGACCTTCCTACAAGAAGGCATGGACGGACTCCGTCAAAAAGGTACAACTTTAAACATTAGCACTAACGATGAGGGTGGATACGCTTTACCTGAAGAGTTGCGCCAAGAAATCATTAAGCTTGAAAAAGAAGTGTCTCCACTTCGTCAAGTATGTTCTGTCGCTTCTGCTTCAACTACTGATGTTAAGCAATTAGTTGGTATCGGTGACGCAGCATCTGGCTGGGTTGGTGAAACCACTGCTCGTTCCGCTACTGGCTCACCAGAGCTTGCTCAACGTACTGCAACCTTTGGTGAAGTATATGCTCGCCCCCAGGTTTATCAGCACATGCTCGAAGATGCATTCTTCGGTGTTGAAAGCTGGTTAACTGGTGAAGTTGCTCGTCAATTTGCTGAAGCTGAAGGTACTGCCTTTCTTTCTGGTAATGGCACCAATAAGCCTGTCGGAATCCTGAATGGTCTTACTCTGAACGCGGACGGCGCTGCTAACGACACTACTGGTGTTTACGAAGTGCTTAACTCTGGTACTAACAACGCTCTGGCTGCTAACGACGCTGGAACGATTGAGTTTTTGCGATCTGTTGTACGCAGTGTAAAGACTGGATACCTCGGTGGCTCAAGCTGGATGATGAACCGTGCGACGCATAATGCTCTTTTGAACCTAAAAGACGGCGACAGCAACTACTACATGCAACGTGACATCAGCAACGCTGGTTCAACTAGCTTGTTCGGCTACAACATTGTTATTAACGAAGACTTGGCCGACGTAGACGCAGCAGCT